TTACTTCGCAACCAAAAGTGAAGAAGAAGTATAGAAACTTCACTTGTAAGGTGCCCTTTAAAGGGTCTTAAGGGAGAGATTTACCCATTTCAGCAAGGTCAAAAGACGACAATTCGTTATCGTGTGACATTTTATGCTGATAGGTGGCAATCATCTTCTCCATACAGGGAAGGGAATTACATTTGTCCCCAGTCATTATACTGCAGCGCAGAAAATCCGCTATCACTGCATCCGGCTTCCGGAGCATGAAGCATCCCAAAGCCAGAAAATGAGTTCTGAGAAGTTGCGCTTCGAAGAGCGTCTTCCAGACAATCGATTCGAAGGGGAGATCCATCACGCTGAAAAGTGCCTCTCGGTAAAAATCCTGAATCAGGATTGAGTATCGAGTCCCACAAATTTTCACTGCTTCTTCCACCTTCTTCGTAATCATCTGTTCTCGTGCTATTTGATTCATTGAAAGTTTTGAAATCCTCAAAAAGTGTATCTTTAGGTTTTTCTAACTGAAAACCATCGTCAATCTTACTACTTAAGTTAACAATCCAGAGAGTTCGCGGACGAGCGAACTTTCGAAAAACATCAAAAGAGATACTACTAAATTTCTTGAGAAATTCTAAACAACGAATGGCGTCGTTTTTACTAACGCCATAATAGATGTGAGCGCAAGCAATAGTTTCATGCTCATATTCCCAGTTTTTGATTAACGTCAACCACTGGCGGACACCCAACTGGTACTCTAAGAAAGATTCTTCGTCAGGAAGAACTTTCGAAAGGGCTTTGCCGCCATACTTTAAGACATCAGGAAGAGGTCCTTTTCTAGTCCAGAACTGCGAAGTGAACGAAAGAACTGGTGCAACCTTAAACTTGGTTTTTAAGCCGAGCTCACCTTCCAGGTATTTTGCTTTATTAACATCCTTTCGGATGTTTAAACCAGTTGCAGAAAAGTCATCACCAACAGCAGCAGCTAGATGTAACTTATCCCAAAGGAGATAATAGCCTCTTGCTGCAAGACCCATAGCGGTGTTCCCAATCAAGGTCATATTTTGACCAGAATGCTGTTTATCAAAACCGGAAAGGGCGCAAATATGAGGTGCCCACAAAATCCAATTCCTTCTAAAAACAGCATAAAGGTTAACAAGGAAACTTCCAAATCCACAATTCCTAAGGTCATCTAATTCGCGCTCTATCCAAACAGCCGTGAACGAAGCATCTTGTTGGGAAAGATCATCCTCAACAATCATTTCACCTTCAACCATACAAGCAGCGAAAGCATGGCCATAACGTTCATCGGATTGGCCATTAACAATAAAAACGTTGTCCATCAAGCTTTCTCGAAGGGAAGTTTCATAGGTGGCTTGAAGGCCTCCAAAGATGGCGACCTTAACCTTCTGCCAAGCACTAATTCCCTGACCACATTTGTCGGACTCAACAAAACCAGGCTCTAACTTCATTTTATCAATAGTTTTCATAAAGAATTCAACTTTCTTAAAGTCAGAGCGGGCGGGATCAATTTCCTCGACGAGCTTAAGGGTGTTACGATCTTGCATTCTAAGAATCGCTTTCCAGGCGCTCTTATAAATCAGATCTCGGTCCAGAAAAACTTTTTTTTTCTGGAAACGTTTTAAACCTGCTTGAAGGTCTTTCACAACTTTACTACGGACCTTTGAATTAAGCGGTTTTGCACTAGCTTTGCCATAACGATCAACCATGGTCTTAACAGTCTGTATTTTATCGGTGGCAACATACCTTTTAGTGAAATAAGGG